TCATAAGATATACACCCCAACTAAGTTTTTCGGATCTCCTTGCATTCGATCAAACCATATGCACGGTTCGTATACACCTTCAATATCTTTTCTCAACTCTTCTGCAGAATTGGCCAGCATGATAATGTTCGTTGGACTGCTGCAAGCATAGACTCTCGCAACATATTTATCCGGTATATCTCGCGGGTGCTTATAAATTGCAATCGATGGTATCGCTATCGCTGATAAGTCCACTTCTCGAAAGCTATGGATTGTTTTGTTATTTACTGAGTTCTTCTCCATTTTCATCCACCTCTGCTTCTAACCATTTCTTCCAATACTCTGCTGAGTTCAACATCATGTGAGGCATCTCTTTCACTGATGCTGCCATATACAGTGCCATCTTGTATGATTCCATTGTCTTCATGTATTCCCATCTGCTGCCGGCCGGATTCTGTTCTTCTTCGGACTTATCCACCGGTTCTGAATTGGCTCCCGCTTCTGTGTTTATCGCATTTTCTTCGACCGTCTTCGAATTATCCACAGGTTTTTCCACAATCTCCACAGGCTCCGGCATTGCACTGGTGCAATTTTCCTCTTTATTCTGTATTTCCGGCGTTTCTCCTGCTTCCGGAAGCATTTTCGGAAAATCTTTCTCGATTTCTGTCTGTCCTGGAATGTTATCTGAAAGTTGTAAATAGCTCTGTATTTTCGGGCTTTTTTCAACTTTTTGCGCCGGCGCAATTTCTTCAGTTTCCTTTTCTTTTTTCTTGTTTGGTTCTTCTGTCTCTTCTACATTTTGGAGTCCAAGATCTTCTGTTTTATTTTTTGTTTCTTTAGGTTCAATCACATCGCTCTGTGTGTTTTCAAGTGATGTCTGCTGTGTTTTCTCGAAATATTGCTGCCACATTTCGGCATTTTCCTTAAAAATATCTTGCGTAAGCTTATAGAACTCCCACCAAGTCATATCTTTTGGCGTATCTCCAAATTTCTTAAATGTGACACGATTTTCATACATCATCATGAAATACAGTCCCTTTTTGTACGAACGATTTCCGGCCGGATTTACTATTTCAATGAATCTGTTAATTGTCTGCTCATCAAACTCCTCGCCATATACTGCATTGAGTATGAGTTCGTTGTCCTGATAGAACTTTTCGACCAGCTGACTGATATCATCGGCCACTCCTGCTGCCGGTTCGGTTTTGTTAAACCGTTTCAGCTCTCTGATGTCCTCTCTGGACGTTTCTGGTTGTATCATCTGTCTGTCAGTGTCTGGCAGTTTCAGCATTTCCTCCAGCTGACTCCTGCCCAGTTCCGCATATTCCTGTCGTAGTTGTTCGGAATATCCGTCAATGGAATACTCCCGGTTGATGCTCATAAACCTGCTTGTGATAGACGGTCCCAGACCATACTCAACCTGAGCAAATTCCGCTATACTTTTATATCCATCCTGTTCATAGAGTTTCTGGTCATCAATCTGTCTCAGAACATATCCAATTCGAACAAAACTCTGTTTCACTCCCAGAAGTTCCTGTTTTAATTTCTGTTTCATCTGCACCCAGTCATCCAGGGTCATCTGCACATATTCCATATTTACCCCCTTACGCTATAGCCGCCGTCTGGATTGTTTCCGTCAGCGTTCCTGTTTTCAGTTTCATCAGCCATGTGTCCAGCCATGTCTGCATATTCTTTTCATCCGGTTTTTTATCCTTATCCCCGTACCACTGTATAATCCTCGGATTTTTTGCATCTATCTCAACCGTAATGTACGGAATATCCGGTTTCTCTTTGAATCTCAGCATCAGTATGTACGTCTTTCCAGTATTGTGTTTATCCAGATATGTATTTCCTCCCACGCAATGGTGGAGCAGACGTCCCTCCATGACAATTTCCTCCGCTGATCTGGCCGGTCTGATGATATATTTATCATCTTCGTAGAGATATTTATTTCTGAGTCCTCTGTAAACGTGCCGAATCTGTGGATAACGCTCTGCCACCTCTTTGAGGTGTTTGTCCATTTCTTCTTTGTTAGTTTCCATGACCATTTTGTTATGTTCGGCCTCTAAGTCCTGCGGCTGTTGATATACCGTGTTGTTGAGGTCATATCCCAGGTTTATTCTCATACTCAGATAGTCTGCGTAGGTTGTGGCCGTGTGTCTAATCCGGGCTGAGGCACTGCTGCACTCTGTCCCATACTCACAACCGGAGTATTTCTCTATGCGATTGAGTAATTTTTGTAAGGTCATGTATCTAGTAGCCATTTCCACCTGTGTTCCGCTCAGATTCGTTTCTGCTAAGTGTTCCACCTGTTCATCCGTCCAGTTCTGTCCCTGGCGTTTCTCCATCTGCATGACTCCCAGTAGGTGTGTGTCTCCTTTCTTTCTGATGAGCTGCTTTACTCTTTCCTTTCGAATCCCAAGGAACTGATCCGGCCGTCTTGCATTCTCATCAGCAACAATGCCGTAATAGCATTTGACCAGTTTCTCTACCACATCGGTCAGTCCCATTTTTACCAGAACCTCAATCTGTGGCGTCCGGCTGTAGCACTCCAAGTAATCAATTGGATTGATTTTTCCCATGCTCTTTGCGTATTCCTGCAATGCGCTGTACTGAAACATTGTCTCTTTCATTTCTTCGTATGTCTCTGACATGATCGGAGCGTCACTGATAGAGATATTTGCCATCCCATACAGATTGCAGTCATCCCAAAAATCTTTCCCCGTGTATGGATCATGTTTGTGATAGTCTATCTGAACCTTTTTCCCTGGCTCAAAATATGCTCTCGCAATCTCTACTCCGGAGAGTTCTTCACTTGCGTTATACATCTCTGGGCCTTTATCCCCACAAATGAATCCCAGTATCCACTTTTTCCTTACTTCCGCATAGCGCATGACCATTCCGTTTTCTTTGTATTTCTGCCCCAGGAACAGATAAATACGTTTATCATGATTCCCTTTCACTTTTCCCTGACATTTGTACTTTCCATGTGCTCCGCACATTGGACAGGTTCCATAGTTTCCCTCTCGCGGCTCTTCCGTCCATCTCTGGAATTGATTCTCGTAGGAAATCCCTCTTTTCCATCTCGCATCCATAACCCCTCCACATTTGCTGCAGGCTATATGTGCCCAACAGCCATGCTTTTTGTAATACAGATAATGTTGCTCATGAAAATACAATCTGTCTGCTCTGTCCAGGATCTCTTTTTTTGGCAATTCTTTGGTGTGTGCCATTCTATCTGCCAGTGCCTCCTGCCGGCGCATATACGCCTTGTGTTCTCTGTTCCGTCTTGCCGTTGTTACAATATCGTCCTCCTGTTTGTATATGTATTCCCACCAATGTTCCTCATTGTATACGTTAGCTTTACAGAACTTCTTTATCCTTTCCAGATCCTCTGTACTCTGAAGGATATTTTCTTTTTTCTCCTGTTCCCATGTTGGGTGCCCTTCTCCCCATATCACTCTTCCATAACAACTGTCAGGCTTTATTTTCTGCCGTGTCCATTCTTCCTTTTCCGGCCAGTATGTGCCAAAATCTTTCTTTGTGAGCACGATCCTCACCAGTGGCATT